GGATCGCGCGCAGCGTCATCACCGGGATCATTGCCACGCTGCGATCTTGCCGCGTCGGCGATACGGGTTGGCCTCCGGGGAGGATAACATGATTGCGATGTCGGTGAACTTGAACGGCGATGGCGCGCTCGAAGGCATCCCGATCCATCAAGAGGCCAGCGCCATCGAGGTCATCCTGCTTGAAGGCGGCACCGAGAGCGGCCGTCCGTCCGTCACCATCCACATGACGCTTGGCGCAGGCGTGGGTCCAACGGCCAAAAGCGAACGTCACATTATCGGCCAAACCAGCGCCCGGCTGTTCTGCACCGCCGCGCGGATGATCATGGCGAAGCATCCCGATCTGTTCGATGACTGACAAAGCCGGGCGAGGCATTTGCGCCCTCGCCCCCAAAGTTTGCCGCGCCGAGCACTGACAACTCGTCTACGCGGATTTGGCCTGTTCTTTGGCGGCGGCCCGGCGCTTGCGCATCAGATCGCGCTGATAGGCCACCTTGTCGAATTTCCTTCGGACCTCCGGTTGCGGTTTGGCACCTTCCGGCGCTTGTCGCGATGCTTGCGCTTGATCACGCTGGTCAGCTTGCGGTATTTGCGAGGCAGCTTCGGGCGCATCGGCGATTTCCTTTTTCGGCCACGCCTTGGCCGGGCCTTCAATTTCCCACTTGACGGCAGGCTGTGGCGTTGCCACCGGCTCCACGCGCGCCGGCTTTGTCATCCCCTTCAGCCAGTTGCGCCGTTCCTGCGCAGGATCGCTATATTTCGGGCAAAAGCCGAGCCGGTGCCGTTCGCCGCAGATTTTACAGAGTGGAAGGTCCATCGTCATCTCTTGATGGTTTGCGAGGGGCATTCCCCGAATGCCTTGCGGTATTCGCCCGCGAACCGTCCAAACTGGAAAAAGCCAAACTGGGTTGCGATTTCGGTCACGGTGACTTTTCGAGCCATCAAGGCTTGCCGCGCCTGTTGCAATCGCAACCGATGAAGATGCCGGTGCGGTGGCATGCCGTGAATTTTATGGAACGCCTTGCGCAGTTGGCGCTCGCTGACATTCAACACGCGGCATATTGTTTTGATCCGCATCGGCGGCAGCGCTTCCGCCCGCGCCACCAGATCATTCAGGTCCACAGCACCAACAACATCAGACTGATGATCAACATGGTCGCGATGATCAGCAGAATGTCACCGTTGTTCAATCGCCTTGGCCAGTTCATAGAGATCGACAATCCCGAGCACCCGCAGGCAATCCGGCTTGTCGCAACTCTGCACCATCAGATCAGGATTGCCCTTGGCCTGCCGCCGCAGTTCCTTGCGGATCGCATCGATGATCGCCGTTGGCATGTGCCCCTTCAGATCGTCCGCTTCAGCCGCCGCGCAGCCGCTTTTCAAACATCTTGGCCGTGGTGGCCTCGTCCTTCATGGCGCAGTCAAAACAGACCTTGGCACCGTTCTTGCCATAGGGGCGAAGCTCATCAACCTTGCCGCAGGCCTCGCACTTGGCCGGGGCCTCGTCGCAAATGAACAGCGTGTTGCCGCTTTTGAAGGTCATGGCGAAGTTTCCAGATTTGGCGGAATTTTTACGATGCAGCGCGGGGTGGAGTTTTTGAGAGTGCGGAGAATGTGGGGGGTGGTGTCGAAATAAGCATGCTTAGGCTCGAAAATTTTCCCGCCCCCGGCCTCTCGGCCGCACGCGCCCCCACCCCTGCCCTCGCTCCGAATAGCGCAGTGATATCAATAGCATGTAGCATGTGCAACATACCAACGAGCGTTAGCTTGTGGCAACGCGCTCGAATTCAGCATCGATCACACTGCCATCGCCTGCGCTGTTGCCGCCTGCGATGGCATATAGCTGTGCATCGGACAGCGTTTCTACCCTGACGTTGTGATCATGCTGGGTATGCTTGAGATCACGCCACTCTGTCGGATCGGCATTCTTCAAAGCGAAGATAGCTGCGCTGGTTTCCGCGCCTTTGCGCGAGCGCAACAGCTTGGCTTCAAGCGCGGTGACGCGTGTCATCCTCGCGCGGGCCACGGCGTTGGAAAAGGCAGCGTGACGTTTGATCCATTCATAAATCGTCGTCCGTTCCATCCGAATGGAACCCGCAAACGCCGTTAGACTATATCCTTGGCTCATGAACTCTAACACCATGTCACAATATTCTGGCCTGTACTCCGAAGGCCTGCCGGTTGGGTTGTTCTCGGGCTTCAGGTGCGCGGGGATGTGCTTCTGTGCGAACGGTGCCATGTCTTAGCGTCCCGCTTGGTGCGCGTCTGGCTGGCTTGGCAAGGGCCTATGGGCTGGCATCCTGCCTGTTGCGCTGCATTCGTGCGGCGAGCGGCATTCCTGCCAGCGCTCGCAATGCGTGCTTGGGCAATCGCGCCATCGATCCGCGCCGAATGGTCCGGCCTCAATGCGCCGCTGATCTAGCTCGAATAGCTGGCGGTTGCGCCGCGCCGCTCGGTCAGTCCTCTTGACCAATTGCCGAAAGAACGCGCCGCGCTTGTCCCGGCTTTTGAATAGCTTGGCTTTCGGTCGCAGCCGAATTGGTTTTCCAGACATCGCAAGGCCTCCGATTTATTTTCACATTTCTTCCTGATAGGTATTGACAGCCTAGGCTGTATTGGCCTAGAACAGCGTCAGGCAATCAAGCCGCAAGGGGAACTCTCATGGCAACGTTTCTGTTTCACTCTGACAACGCGCACGGCTGGTTACAGGTAGAGCGCGCGGACGCGCTGGCGCTTGGCCTCACCGCCCGCAACTTTTCCAAATATTCCTACGTCAAGGACAGCGGCACGCTGTTTCTTGAAGAGGATTGCGACGCCAACAAATTCTTTGCTCGCTACATCGCCAAGCACGGCGCATTGCCGACCATCATCGACAAGCACCACAACGGCGAGAGCCCGATCCGCCGCTATCGCCGCATTGATCCGAACGCCTAGCCATGCGGAAACTTATATTCCGCCTTCGCTTTGGTGACGATTGGCAATGGCACTATCGACGCTGGCAACGGCGCAACCGCAGAAATCGAACCCGCCGCTAAGGCGGGTTTTTTCTTGCCCGAAAATAATTTCGTAAATCTTCCCCATAGGCGTTGACAGCCTAGGTTATATCAGCCTAGATAGCGTCATCGATCACGCCAACACGGGGAAACCAAATGGCAACCGTCAATCTTCACGCTGAAGTCACCGCTCGCATTCTGCAATCGCTGGAGGCTGGCACAGCACCTTGGGTCAAACCATGGTCCGCAACTGCTGGCCGCAACGTTCCCTTGAACGTCATCAGCGGCAAGGCTTACCAAGGCGTCAACGCCATCCTGCTTTGGGGCAATGTCGGACGTTTCACCACGCCGCATTACCTCACCTACAAGCAGGCGATGGACCTTGGCGGCCACGTTCGCAAGGGCGAGCATGGTTTCCAGATTTGCAAAGTGTTGCAATTGGTTTCCAAGCCGAAAGAACCGGATGCAGAAGGCCGCGCCTTTTCCACGATGAAATTTTTCACCGTGTTCAATGTGGATCAGTGCGAGGGCTTGCCCGCGTCTGCTTTCGAAACGCCCGAAATCAAAGTCAATAATTCGGACGAACGCGACGCGACCATTGATGAATTCATTGCCGCCACTGGCGCGAACTATTCCGAAAAAGGCGGAGACCGCGCCTTCTATCGCGGCGGTTTCGTTGATGCTGTCGCCATGCCGGAATTCGCCTCTTTCAAGTCTGCCGCGCTGTACTACTCAACCGCGTTTCACGAATTGGGCCATTGGACCGGCCACGCGTCGCGGCTTGATCGCCAGTTCGGCAAGCGGTTCGGCGATCGGGCCTATGCCGCCGAGGAATTGGTCGCCGAACTAACCAGCGCTTTCCTTTGCGCTGAATTCAACATCGACGGCGCTTTGCAGCATGCCGAATATGTCGGCAACTGGATTGCGCTGCTCAAGGATGACGCCAAGGCGTTCTTCACGGCCGCCAGCGCCGCGCAAAAGGCCGCTGATTATCTCCGCTCCCGCGCGCTCGCCGAACCG